TCGTGAAATTCAAGAACTGGGCGATCCCGGTACGAGAGCCAGCGATTACACCGCGCGCCCCAGACGGGCCGTTAGCGACCAGGCGTTGCTCGTGTGCTGTCCCGGTGCTCGGCCAACCACGATTGAACGCACCGGCCGCGAGATCGACTGCCCAAGGTTTACCCCCGAATTCAGCGGTCCAATCGGTGCCCGCTGTCAATGAAGCGCCGATCACACTCCAGAATGTCGCCTGGTTCGCCCCGACCCCAGGCTCATTAATCGGCGCAGTAATGTGCGCCAGGATGCATCGATAGTAGACCGCAGCCTTGAGCACATAGCCAGGACCGGACCACAACGGCTCTGCGCCGGAACTACCATCAAGCACTGTGGTCACCTCGGCACTCTCACCCGACTGCGGCGCTGTCAGTATGATTGTCATCGCGCCTGTGCCATCACCGACGCTGCCAAGGAAGTTGTACTGCACATCAAAGTCCAGGTTCGAGCCTGACCCTGTCCAAGTCACGACGACGCTGTTAGGGGTGACCGCAGGCACCGCCTTCAATCCGTTTGCTAGATTTGTAGCAGTGCTCGGCCCGCTGTTCTTCACAACCTGAAACACTGCGCCATAAGGGATCGAGATGCTGGTGCCGAAAATAGAGCCACCGACTACACCACCCGTGCCCGTTGAGGACACCTGCACCGTCGCGTTATTCGTGTTGTTGACTGCAAGCGCTACGGTGAACTTCGCAACAGTTGCCGGCGGCGAGAGTGTGTCCCTGAAGTCGTACAACGGCGTGACGTAAGCGCCCGTGGCGTCGACGTCAACGAACGACCACACACCGACCCGGATGCGCAATACCCGCATCCGATGATGGCTGTCGAAGACGACCATCGAGTCTTGTATCTGCGCGACCTGCATGACTGCAATGTCGCTCGCATCGTATGGCGTGGCGAATGATGCGATCGGCGCGGGCAGACTCGTGCTGATGTTGAAGTTTATGGTGTCGTACACCTTCACGATGGTTGGTGCCCACACCGTCAGGAAGTCGTGACCGGGAAACTCGAACTTGAACATCTGCACTTGGTCTGGGTCCACACCGGGGATATCCACCGTGAGATCCCTACCGAATAGCGTACCGGTTCGTTTCGATGTCCCACCCTGCGGCAGGACTAACATGTTCGTTATATCGCGGCAGCCTGACTGGTAAGTAGCTGAGACGTTACCGCCGCCTTGTAGCGGATCTACGGTGCCGCCCTGAACGCGACTGAACCACTTCGGCGATAGCTCGCCCCCGGTGAAGTCCGTTATCAGTACGTCGCCTTGGAATGATGCTGGCATTAACGGTTCGCCAGGAGTTCTGTGTTGAATGTCTGCTGCGTCGATTGACCCTGACCGTAGACGTTCTCACACTCCAGCTGCAGAGCACCGTACAGCTGCATCATCAGGCCGACCTTCGCATTGGACTCCGTAATTGCGTACGCGATTCGGGATGCGAGGTACGCAGCGAATGCCTGGACGAAGCCCTCATCCATATAAGCCTCGACGCCCGTGACCACCTGCAGATACCTGATCCACAAGATCGGCTGATTCGTCAGAATCACCTGAACCGCGCCCTGATACTCTGTCGTCCATGCGAGCGAGTCCTGATACGCGCCCTGCGGCAGTCCCGTATTCAGAGAGGTGCCAAGCTCGACGATGAGCAGCGTATTCACTGGGTATGCATAGGAGTAGCTATAGATGCCACTCAGGGGTGCCGTTAGCAGAGCACCCGGAGCCACGCGGCTCATAATGAACGGCGGCTTGATCAATCGCAGGACAGCGTCCCGAGCCGAGTCGTAGAACACGTTGCATGCTTTCGCCTCTGCGGTGTTCTCCGAGATGCTTTGAATCGTGTTCTGCCCGAGCAGCATCAGCGCCTGGTTGCAGATGGTTACCTGGTCAGTCATGGCTACCCCGCGAGTAGGAATGCATCAGCGAGTGCCCAGGCAGCAACGATAGCCTGCGTGATGAGCACGTTGCGTTGGTTCGAGTTCAGAAGAGCGGCACCTTCTTCGCTGATGAATGCCGCGAAAAACGTGGTTGCAACATAGGTGCGAGTGTCGATACCCGGCGCGCGGTCGGGTGACCCGGTTCGCGGGAACGCTTCGAGGAGTCCGTTGACAGCCATCTACCACCCCTTCGATGCGCGCGGCCTTTTCATCTCGATGGCCCGATACCGATCGGCCACATGCGCGTGCGCCGCGTCGAGCCGTTTCTTGTCGATTCCGTGAGCCAGGAAAAAGGTTGTCTGATCGAAGTGCGATACGCCGCGCTGTTCGAGGTCGACGATCGCATCGGCGATGACCGATATACCGAGTTGCTGCCGATGGTCAGCACTCGATGCACAGGTTTCGCACCATTGCCAACCTGTTACCAGCGTCTTCGCTCCGCAGATCTTGCATGCCGTCTTCAATCCGTTCTCCTTAAAAAGAAACACCGCGCCATAGGCCGAGTACCCGTGGCGCGGTGCTGCTAGAAGAACTGATCGAAAAGTCGATCAGGCCTCGTCGCAGTCGACCTCGACAACGCCGACCCCTTCGATCCGGGTCGCGCCCATCGTCATCGAGCAGTACACCTGCCACGCGAAGCTCTTGTCAACGCGCTCTGCGATCCGAGCAAACATGTCGGCGTTGATCGCCAGGCCCACGCACTGCTTTTGCCACATCATGCACTTGCGAGTTCCACCCGCGCCGGTCAGCTGCAGACGCTCACTGCGGATCCAGGTCAGACCCAGGAAGGTATCGACCTTGCCAGCCATCAACGTCTTGACCGTGTTGTAGTCAGACGACGTGAAGGCCGCGAGCGACAGCACGTTCGACAGCTGTTCGGACCCGTAGGTGAAATACCTTTCCATGTCATCCACTTCGTTCCTGTTCAACGACTGGATGCCCGACAGAACTTTCGCTTCGGTCAAGCCCACAGCGCCGACAGGGATGATGACACCACCGTCCGCTGCGAAGGTGATCGAGGTGCCGTTGCCGTCAGTCGCGTTGCCGTTGAAGGCGGCGATGATCAGGTCGTCCTTGGCACGACCCAGCGCGTTTGCGCCGGCAATCGCGTACTCGGACTCCGGGTTGATGATCAGGCGCAGTTTGTCTTCGCGGTCGACGAGGTCACCCCAGTCGTAGTCGACAGGGCTTACTTTCCGGCGGCTGGACACCGCATCGAGAACCGGGGTGTCAGCGTGCCGCGAAGCCTTGGCTTGCGCGGTTACTTGACCGAGGCGCTCGAAGTTGTCGACGTTGCCGACGAGAGATTCAACGCGAACTGCGCCGCCGAGGCGGCTACCGCGTTGCTGAGAGAGTTGGTACACGTTGCTTTTGAACTGCTCGACAAAAGCCTGAGAGATTGTGCTGACCATGAGGGTCGCTCCTTAGTGAAAATGTTGGTCTTTTCGGAACGCACCCCCGGAAACCGGGACGTCAGCCTTGCTCGTTACGCGAGCCACTCGGATCTAATCGGTGCCAGGGACAAGGCGTCGCTCACAAGACGTCCTGCACCCCCTGGTCTTCGAGTCCTTAACGCGTCAGCCGAAGCTAGTGGATCCGGGCCCGATGGCGCGGACTCTACTGCCCGTACCCGCGCTTAGTCAACTTCCGGTTCGCTGCCACCTGACGAGTCTTCGCTGTTCGACCCGTCTTCGTCCCCGGTGCTTTCTTCGACTTCGGCTTCATCGGCGATCTCCGTAAGCGTGATGATTTCCTCATAGAATCTCGCGACCTCATCGAATCTCGCGACCTGTTGATCGTATTGCCACTTCTCGATAACGCCTTCAGCGAGCTGTCTGTCCAGCGCTTCTCTGCTCATAGCAACCTCAGTTCGACGGCGCGGTTACAGGAACCGTGGTCGTGTTGTCGGTCGGTGGTGCGAGTACCGCTTCGATCGGCGTCCACGACACCAGCGTCGGTGTTGCCGGAGGCCCCTTCATGCCGCTGATGTTTTGCTGAGGGTCGGTTCTGTTCGACATGTGAGGCTCCTTACAGTTGCCAGTTGGCAGTGTTTGCGGAGGTGAGCACACCATCCGCCGTGATCTGGGGTGCGGTCGACGCAGCCATGTTGACGAACGGCGCGGATGGATCGAGTGCGGGTGACGGTGCTGCGGGGCCACCGATTGACTGCACTGTGAAGCGCCCGGTGTCCTGCACGTCAACGCGCATCAGCGGCGCGGCTTCGATCTGGTTAAGACGACGCGGCGCGAGTCCGCTCGTGTTGTCGAATCCACTTGATACAGAGAACGTCGGGATCGTCGCGGTGCGACCATCCGGTGCGCTACCTGCTGCATTCAATATGCCTGCGGTCATAGCAATCCCCCTACTGGAACATGACGAAGGCCGGTGCCGTCACAGCGGTGACGTTCAACGGGCTGATAAAATGCTGGCCGTTCACCGCGACCGTGATCGGCACGGCACCGTCTGTGAATGTGATCGAGCCGCCGGCCCCGAGGTAGACCGCGATCGGCCGTGCCGGTTCGAGCGTGTAGTTCTTCACGGTCGCTGCCTGCCACGCTATCGGGCTAGGTGCTGCTGAAACGATTGCTTGTGCGGTCATCAGAGATCCTCAGTACAGTACCCAGGCAGTGCCAACAACAACGCCGAGCCTTGCAGCAACGCACAGCGTACGACCGACAGTGTCGATCAGCATCGATGTGCCGGCTGCGTCGATCACGACAACGGTTGCCCCGACCGACAGGAACACCGCGTGCGGCAGATCAGCGTTGGCGGTGAAGTCCGCGCTCGTGACTGCAGCCAACCAGTGAGTCGAGGACGGCGGCGGTGATGTGATTGCTCGCGCTGTCATCGTGCCCAGCTTACCGCTGCGGTGTCGATCGTAGTGTCGGCAGCCTCACGGGCTGCAGTCCATGCCGCGAGGTTCACCCATGTCGGCGGAACGGTCAGCGGCTGATCAGGACCGGGGCGCGGCGCAACACTGACATCGGTTGCGCTCGGCATGACCATGATCTCGATCTGGTTGTAGCGGTGTGGGCGGTTCACATCAGCGTTGTCCGACGTGACTGCGACGACGACGTTGTTCAGCGTTCGAGAGTTCAGTGTGGCAACAGTCATTGCGGTTCTCCTTACGGGTTCATCAGCGCGAGGTTCTGCGCGTAGTCGTTCCAGTCCGAGTAGTCACGGACGATCGTGAGCGCCTTGATCTGCATCTGCGCGAGCGCGGCAGCGGGGAACTGCAACGTGATCGTATTGCCCGCTGCAACTGCGGTGATGCTGATGCGGAAGATGCCGAGTCCCGGTGGCGATGCGACGGCAGCGTTCCATGTTGCGGCTGAGATGTTCGAGCCGGTGGCGACGCCCCCTTGCAGAACCGTTACCGTGCCTGATTGCATGAAGCCGACCAACCAGATCTCGATCTTCTCGCCGATGGTCAACGCGGGAGCGCCGCCATCCATCGTGCAAGTGAGGACTGCCTGCGCTCCAGGACTCACATTGATCTCGCATTGACGGTACGGCAGGTTGTACGTCCAGCCGTTACTCATCGTCGTCACGTTGAGCGGGAATTGTGTGGTCGAGTACGGAGGGGGATACGGGGTCGCTGGACTGCCGTTGACGTAGAGCGTACTGGGAACCGGCTGAAACTGATTCGAGAAGAACGAACCACCGTAGTCCATACCCAGACCGCCGTATCCGTAGATCGACGCGCTGGGACCGGGGCCGACAGCGAGTCGAGCCGCGTAGCCACTACCTTGCGTGCCAGCCGGGTATCCGACTGGGCCGGTCAACGGCTCGATCGGCTTCTCGGTCTGCTTCCATTGTTGTGCTAACGAGTTCGACATGTCATCTCCCTAAACTGGTGGAGGAACCACCACGGCTCCTGATTTCGTTCCCTCATGCCCACACTCCAGCTTGCAGTGGTCGCACTTCTCGGCGCTGACCTCACAACGCGATGTCGGCCCGTCGAGCGAACAACCTCCGAGGAGGATCAGGCCGATGAGTAATGCGGTCTTCATCGGCGCGATGCTATGCGCGTCAGGCCACCTCGTCAAACATCAGGTCCTTGCCCGGTTTGACACCGAGCGCCATCGACTGCAGGCGCAGCACTTCAGCCGCAGCGGCTTCGTACACTGCCGGCTCCACCCGCGACCGGTTGTTGAACGGATGATCCTTGTTGCCACGGATCTCGCCGAGCTTCACCTCAGCCTCGGTACGGGTCTCGACCGATGGCAGGATGCGTTGCAGATCGGTACGGCCCGACTCCTGGTATGCGGTCCCGAGTTCAGCCATCGCCTTTGCGAATCCAGGGTCAGTGAACACCCGTACCCGCATCTCCTCACCGCCGACCTTCATCGCAGCCGCCTCGGCGAGCTTCAACTTTGCATCGAATGCCTGCCCCCACTCAGCCTTCAGCGCTGTCTCAGCAGCAGCGAGTACAGCTCGTGATGCTGACGTTGCGTTGACCATGATGTCCAACTCAGCCTTCATCAGCACCTTGAACTGGTCGTTAGATAGACCGAGTGAATGGGCACGGGCCTTCACCGCATCGACCTGGGACTGCGCGATCTTCAGATCCGCCGGCAGCTCACCGTCGTACTTGTAGTCCTCGGGCTTCGCCGGCTTCACATAGTCGGTGAACTTATCCTTGGGCACGAGTCCAGCCTTCTCCATCTTCACAGCGAAGTCAGCCCGGTCAGCGTCCGACGAATTCTCACTGGGGATGCGGATCGCACCTCCATAGAGTCGTTGGTAATCCACTGCCTGCTTCGCAATGTCTGCTATGCTCTTCGCGTTCTTCACGATGTCAGAGCCACTGATCGTGGCATCTACCGCGCCATGCGTTGCGTCATTCCAATCCATGTCATTTCCCCTCGGTGATATCAATCAACATCTGCACTAACTCTTGTTGACCGCATCGGTACGCGGTCCGGTATTGGTTGTCCGCAACGAATGGCCGAGCAGTGTTCGCCTGCAGTTCCTTCAGCAACCACTTGCCAAGCTCGGTGCCGAATACACCTTCGATGGCCTGGTTGAATTGGCGCTCGTGGTCATCCATCAAGCAACCCCTTGACGCATCTGCGCTACGTTACTCATCTGCTCACCCTGCGCCTGCAACACTGCTTTGGCACCATCCGGGCCCAGACCCTGGCCGAGGTTCTTGGCGACTTCGCTCTTCTGAACCGCTTGATCCTGCTGCACCTGCTGATCGATCGCAGCCTTGCGCTCATCACGCAGCGTCTTGATCTCATCCTTCGAGCGCAACACCTTCGCCGGCACGCCCATCAGCGTCGCCTTGAGGATCTGTGCCTTGTCCACGTCGATGACATCGATCGCGTCGGTATAGCCTTCCTTCGCCATCGCGGCCGACTCCATGATGAAACGGTCGATAGCTTCGATCTGCCCAGATTTCTGAGCCATTGCGAGGGGTCCGACGTATTCAACTCGAAGCTCACTGCCCATCTGTGCCATCGCATCAGGGACCGGCATCAGCGCGTTCTTCCTGTACATGATGCCGAATAGACGCTGGATCAGCGGGTTGAGCAGGTCCGACTGCAGCTGAATCAGCGTTGCTCCGAGCGCGTGGTACACCTGCTCGACCCGCTTCGCTACCTCGAACGCCGTCATCTGCCCAACAGCTTCACGAGGGGGCAATTCAAGTTGATTGTAGTAATAGATCTCGCGGATCTGCAGCCGGTTGTCCTCCAGCTGGATCATGTGGTGGTTCAGGTCCGGGCGCATGTCCCACGGTTGTGTTTCGTCCATTTTCCGAACCGTGGTGATCCCCTTCGCGCGGATGTCGAGATCACCGACCATGTTTCCCCTCACGGATTTAATTGGGGGGTCGATTGCTTTGGCCCATGCCGCGAGTTCGAGGCTGACCGACTTGTTGACAGTTGCAACTGTAGGGTGTGCGCGCTCGCCGGGCCCGTAACCATACTGATCGCCTGATTTTTTCCGCCACCGGGCGAAGAAGGAAGCCTTCTCGTACGTGCCACTGTCATCGATCAGTTCCTTTGTCGTTTGACAGATCCATACCTCAGCCCACGGCCTGTCTTTCGCCAACATCATTGTAGAGGGGACATCACGATCACGTCGGAACCGGCAACGCAACACCTTCATCGGCTTGTCAGGGTTACCCTCTTCGACGCACTTCGACACGTCGGGTGGGCACTTGTCGCCAAACTTGTCCATCATCTGCGAACAGGTCATGTCGTAGCAGGTGAACACCTCATCGACGTTGCCGTCACCATCCTCTCCGATCGATACGTCACCCAGGAAGTTGGACTTGAAAACAAAACCCTGGAACTCGGTGTCAACCTGATTGCCGATACGCTCGTCGGCATCGAAGCTGCACGATCCGAGCACACCGAGGTCAAGATAGGCCTGTCCCAGTTCTACATCGAAGTTTGAGTTGCGTAGCGAATTGCGAATCCTATCCTCTGTGTCCTGCAGCCACTCCATCGCGGAGTCATCCTCGTTCAACTCATCATCCTCGAACCGCAACGTGAACCACGGACTCGACGGTGATGTCAGTGCCTCATGCATCCGGGTCGCAAGTCGCTCGCTGGCAATGAGTGCGGTGCTATCGAACAGCAGTTCAGACCCGCGCTTCGATCCCTGGTGGTGCGTGGTCTCGAATGAGCGCTGCTGAGGCATCTGGTAGAAGCAGATCAGGTCCCACAGTTCACGCCAATCGCCTTGCGTAGCGATACGCTGTTCCTGAAGTTTTATCAGCATCGGTGTGTTGTACGTAATGATCATTCAAGTGCTCCCAATGTATCGAATGGCTCGCATATTGGCCGGCTTCTGTGACCACTGCTCGATGTGCCTCGCGCAGTACCGTGATGCGTCCATCAGGTGATCGTTGGCCTTGACGATCTTGCCTTTGTCATCCCGACGATACAGGCGAAACTCCTCGAACCACAAGTCCAGGTGCCTGAACACCTTGAGCCGACCCGTCGTCATCCGCTCGTATAGGTTCCAGATCCCAGACTCGACGGTGTTGTCAGCCGGCAGCACATGCAACTCCTTCGAGTAGTCATCCATCAGGCTGATGCCGTCCTTCGCTTTGCCTGCGCCGGCAGCGCTCGGGTCGATAAATCCGGTCATCCAATCACCGCGCTGTTTGATAGCGCTGATGTGCGACGCGGGCTCGGCTTGCCCCCTCTTGTAAACGTCAGTGATGTAGATCGTGTCGGTGCCGTAGTCACGCGCCATCCATACAGCTGCGGTCCAATTCCACCCGACATCGAAGCCGTACGCTCTCGGCATTAGGTCAGGCACCTCGAACATGTCGCACTTGATGTCGTCCTCATCGATCGGGTAGATGGCACCGGACCCGAGCATCGGTATCCCACGGGTTCGAGCCTTGACCTGGTACGCGGGGATCGACTTGAGCAGTCGCTCCTTCTCCTGACTACCCAGGTGAGGGGCGTCATCCCATCCGGCGTTGGTGACACCTACCATGTAGGAACCCCCTCGACATAATACTCATCGGTCCTCACGCTCCGAGCCGCAGCGGCTTCGTACCGCGTCAGGACGCTGATGAACACGTCGGTGGGGACTTCGGTATGAACACAGGCTTCTTGCACTCTCTCATTCCATCTCCTCGGGTTTATCGTTGGGCAGCTTCCCACCGGGCAGGAAGTGTAGGCAGACGTCTGACATTCCAAGCAGAGGTGTGAACGTCGCGATGATCTGCCCCGGCAATCGTTCTGCACGCGTTCCCATCGTTCGGATCTGGCACTCGGCGTATATATCCATCGCCGGCTCCTCATCCAACCAGATGAGATCCATCTGCGTGCCTTGAAAAGTTTTTCGTCCCTGTTCGTATGATTTGAACTGGATGATGCTGAGGTCATTGGTCGTCTCACGCTTGATCCACGCGGTGTCGATCATCTCACTACCGCCCCGCTTGTACGTCACGTCGGCGATGAGCCTACGCGGGATCATGCCAGTGCCAAGCTCACCGCGCGGGCCGAACAGCACGGGCTGGATGATGTCACGCACCGTGTCATTCGTATCGCCGGCAGCCCAGGCCTTGATGGCGTAGGGGAACACGACGCCGGGCCACCACTCAGGGTAGAGCCCGGTCAGGTGCAACGTCACCTCGTACCCGCCTGCGATCGTCTTACCAACGCGGTTGGCGCAGATCATGGCGCGCTCGACCTCGGTCAGACCCATCTCCCAGAACCGCATGTGCTTTCGATACTTGTGGTACGCTAACGGCCCATCTAAGGGGAACCAGTTCCGCAACTGGTTCTCACGTAGCTGCAATTCATACTTCGAGACGAGGTCCTGAAGCGATACGCGCTCTGCCTTCGTCAGGCTCATGCCCGCTTCGCGGTGCGCTTCATCTCAGGTGCCGGCAAGTCTTCGGTCACTGGCACCGACTGCTTCGGGATCTGCACCAACCCCAAAGACGCCCGCTTGATCCGCAGCACACCGAGCACGACGCCGGAATCCATGCGGCATGTGCCGCGATGGTTCCACACTCGAAGCGTGCAAGCCAACGACACGCCGAGCGGTGCGTCAATGTAGCTATGCGGTGTGGCGAATGAGCCGCCTAACTCGATCGACGTTACTTCGAGCCCGTTCTGCGGCACGATGACGTCAGGCTCATACCGGCACTCGTCGCCCGGATAGAGGATGAACTGGTCACCGCCATCGATCATCATCTCCAGCGTGCCATTGCCATCGTTGCGGATCTCGATCTTGTGCATCAGCCGTAACTTTCTAACGTCGTACATACTCGGTGCCCCTTAGTGAGGTTGTTGGTGAATGTCTTTCTTCGTAGTGATTGCTTGTATGCGAACGAGCAACTCCTCCTCGGTCATCTCGGGCTCGCGAACCGGCATCAAGTGCGTGAGGATCAGTTCGCGTGGGATGAGTTTGGCAACGACGTTGGCATACACACCGGGTTCTTCGCGTCGCAGCCTGTCGACGAGCGCGGTCGCATTGATCGCGAGATCGTCGACTAACGCATCCACTAAGGTGAGCAATCCGTTGCGATCTCGTGCCCCCTTAGGTCGCCCGT